GTACGAATGCCGACGGACACTTCTCTCCCGGTGGACCCGACGTTCCTTCTCGGAACCAGACGGAGACGATTCCCTCTTGGTGCGACATCAACGTACGTGCCATGGTAGACCCTGGATACCCCGACCCCTGGTTTCCTTCCGTTTACTACTGTGATCCCACAGACAGTAACTGGATTACGGGCGATCGAACTGGTGTCTGCACAACCAAGACTCCAGGGAACTTACGCGAGATTTTACGTGCCAGCGAATCTGGCTACCTACTGAGTCGCTTGCCCGGTTTAGAGTGGCAGGATGAGTTGGCAGACATCGTCGCCGAGAAGATCGCGACTGGCGCAGACGTTCGCGCCACGGTACAAGAAGTCGTGGGTCAGTTCCAAGCTAACCCCTTACATCTACGCTGGGCTTGCCAAGACGGTATCGCTCGCGGAGTCTTGCGGATGAACAAGCAGAAAGGTCTGTTCGATTTTTCCGCTCCTCAGGTTGAACAGAAGAAGTCAGGAGCCTCGCTCCCGCCTCCTCCTCCAACCGCTTAACCCGACCATACGGTCACAATACAGGACAATATCATGGCATCTATCATGATCCCCGGTAAAGAGTTCGAGGGCATTGGCGCTCTCAACGTCGCTCCCCCTGATGCTGGTGTTTACGAAGTAAGCATCACCAAAGTTGAACGCAACCCATCGGATAAGCCCGGTGTGCGTCGATTCCACGTCATGCTTCCTAACGGATTCAGCATGTTCACCTTCATCCACCTTGCCCACGAGCAAGACGCGAACGGTAACTTCGTCCGTCTTCAAGGGCTGACCGAAGACAAGTTCATCGGTCGCATGAAGGCTCTCAAGACCATCCTCTACTCGCTGGGCTACACCGACGAGCAGATCCAAAGTGGTGACATCCACGATGGTTGGTTCGTGACTGCACAGTCCGGTAACAAGGGCTACGTGGACTTCACTCCCGGTCAACGTGGTGTGCAGGGAAGCTACAGCAACGTCAATAGCTGGCTGACCAAGGCGCAGTACGAGAACAAGAAGAACAACACCGCCGTTAAGGTTGGTGCTGCTCCTGCCCCCGCAGCCAAGCAGACTACGACTGCTCCTGCCCCAGTTAATGGTGCCGGTGCTCCCTCAGTAGGCGCGGCTTTACCACCTCCTCCATCGGTGGCTCAGGGCATCGTAAGCTGAGTGATAGATCAATGGAGTTGCGGTCTCTACTTCCCGCGACTCCAGCGGATACCGAGCAGGAAGGCATGTCGGTGATCGAATAGATGCCTTACTTTTTTAAGGAACGTGAATGTCGCAGTCTCTAACTCAGGACCAACTTCAGCGGATTGGTGCTCGTTGTGATATTTGCCCGCTCAGAAAAGGTGGGGGACTCTTCGGGGAGGAAGAGTGGAAACCTGTGGGATCTGAGCGACACCCAAGAGCGACCGTGATTGCAGTTGCAGAGTCGCCCGGTCCCGAGGAAGTCGATAGAGGCCGACCCCTCGTGGGCCGTTCTGGTGGTGAGTGGAACGATGCGCTCCGTGCAGTCGGTAAAACCCGACCCGACGTAGACCTCACCACAGTCATAGCTTGTAAGCTCCCAGGCCAAGCCTCTGGTGCCTGGGGCAGAATGGAAAAGAAGCTGGACAAGCTCAATAAGAAACGATCCTCGAAGGGGCTCGAACCTTTACCGCACCCGGCAACTTGTTGTAGACCCCGTCTGCTGGCAGAGGTCTCCAGTTACCCGAACGTAATTACATTGGGCAAGACTGCAACTCGTGCTCTTACCGGAGCAGGTGGATCTATCCATGCCATGCGTGGTGGACCTCTGTGGGTCGATGAAGACTGGCAGATCACAACCGACGATGATGCCAAGGCACGTCGAGTCATGCCGTCTCTGCACCCGTCGTTCGTACTACGCTCACCCAGTTGGCGTAACGTACTACACTCCGACATGGGTAAAGCCTTTCGCTGGTTCGACGATGCGCTTCGATGGACCGAGCCCGATATAGTATGGCGACCCTCGCCGGAAGAACTACAAGCATGGCTTGATCAGCCTGCCCCCTTCTGGGCATACGACGTCGAGACCGATGGTATCAGCCCCACAGAGTGCGGGCTTAGAACCTTAGCGATTGCAATCCCCGACGTAGACGAGAAAGATAAAGCCGCCGACCCCTCAGTGGGTAGAGTCGTAGCTAAGAACTCTCGCTCGATGGGTCTTACCTTCATGACTGTCGAAGGTGTACCTTGGTATGAGCCCGACGAAGAGATCGTCATAAAAGACATTCTCAGGAAAGCCTTCACCGATGGTCGTGTATGGGTGGGTCACAATGCCGGGTTCTTCGACCGCTTAGTCATCGAGCATCACTTCGGGGTTACCCCATTACCTTTGATCGACACACTCTTTCCCGCGCGATTCCGTGCACCGGATTTACCTAAGGGACTCAAGACCGTAGGCTCCGTCCTCACTGACGTAGAACGGTGGGAGAGTACCGAGAAGGGAACTAAGATCGCAACCGGCAGCGAGAACGACGACGAGCTACTGCGATACAACATCATCGATGCTGTGGTCAACGCTCGCATTGTCGTACCCCTACTGCACGCATCACAGAAAGCGAACGCATTCGAGCCATGTAATCCAGGCTTTAGACCTGCTGGTTGGCCGAGTGATAGACCTTGGGACTTGAACGAAGTCGACCATGCCACGCAAGACATGTGCGTGAATCTCCACAAGAACGGGGTCTGGGTCGATCAGGTCAAGCGGATAGAACTCGAAGCGGAGTATGAGATCAGTGTTCAGCAACGACGTAAACGACTTAATGGTTTTGTCGAAGGACTTCCAATCAATCCCGGCAGTGCCGATCAGATACGCGACTTACTTTATACTCGCTGGAATCTGGGTATTCCTCCGCAGATGGAAGCGAGAGACTTCTACACGGACACAGGAGCGCCGGGAACAGGTGATGCGGTCCTTAGAGGACACTTAGCCAGCGGCAACCTGACACCACAACAAGAAGAGTTTATCCGAGAGTTACGCCTATACCGACGAGAGAAGAACAAGATTCTCGGCACAGTACTCATCCCCATGAGACTACGTGACGTCGATCCAAAGAAAGGGTTGGTCAAGCGAGACGGTAGGGTCCGTTCATACTGGAACGCCCACGTCACCAGTGTGGGTAGGCTGTCAAGCAGTGGACCTAACTTGCAGAATATCGGGAACCGTAAGGGACAAGGTAGACTGAAGAGTATCTTCGCTGCACCACCCGGCAGAGTTTACATCGGAGCCGACCTCGACCAAGCTCACTTGCGAATCACCGCGAACTACTGGCAGATACCGCGATTACTTGAGTGCTTTAGTGAAGGTAAAGACCCGCACAATCTACTGGCTTATGACGTCTTTGGATCTAAGTTCAAGCACTCGGATGGGTGGGGGCCAGAAGGATTCAGTCTGAAGCGTAAGCCCACGGGAGGTACAGCCAAGGCGATGCGTGATGTCATGAAGACCTTCCGCTATGCTTCCATCTACTGGGCCGATCCCGCTACCGTATGGCAGGTGCTTACCTCGACCGAGACGAACGACGGTAAGATGCCGTACCTCAAGTTCGAGACACGCGAAGTCCGACACTTCCACCGTAAGTGGTTGAAGGCCGAGCCTGAGTGGATGGATGCCTGGCAGCGGATGCTCGCTGTCTATCAGCACCAAGGCTATATGGAAGAGCCCGTACTCGGTAGACGGAGTGGAGGATTAAGCGACGGTAAGAAGAACGAAGTCGTCAACTTCCCGATCCTCGCAGCCGAGAGTTCTCTAATGAGACTCGCTGAACAGGCAGTTATCGAAGCCTTCCCATTCCAGTTCGATGGTCCGGGCACAGGCATGATTCATCAATGCCACGACAGCGTCTGTGTCGAGGTACCCAATGTCGGTGAGAAGAAGCTGGAGGAATGGCGTTGCCTCGTCGAAGAGTGCATGACCGTCCGAGTACCCGGCTGGGAAGTGGACCTTACCTCAGAAGCCGATATTGGCAGAACCCTAAAGGATGTTTGAATGAGTACAGCAAGATGGTTCATGGCACACAATCGATCGGTCGATGAAGGACTCGTCGATCTTTGGACCAAAGAACTGAGAGAAGCACTCGATACCCCAGACTTCGATACCGAAGTTACGTCAGGAAGAGACGACTACATTGTCCGTGCTGCGGCTCTCGGTGGTTGGAACAGTTGGTGTAAAGACGTACCTCATGGTTGCCGCTACGACGGGGAGCCGATCTTCCATGGAGTCGTCGTACCCATAGACTCCCGACTCAATAGACATACTGTCGGCAGGGCTACTGCACAGATTATAGATGGCTTCGTCGAAGAAAATAAGCACGCCTACACTTGGTGCCCCGTATCTGGTGAGTTCAAACAGATTATTGGAACCGCATCAACAGACTGCGATGACTGGAAAGGTTGGGCTACTTTAGTGATTTCGGGTTGACGTCTCGTCAAGCTGGGATTACCTATAGGTTGCTCCCGTAAGGAGGGATGAATGAGTAAAGCACCTAAAGTCGAACCTTATGTTCGTATGATTGAGAGTAATGTCAAGAGCCCCACCGGGGATCACTGGAAACTGGAGTTGGGTCCACGCACTCTGCTCGTAGGATCGAACACCTCACACAAGACTGCGGCGATTCAGTCTATCGAGTTGGCCTTGACAGGTGCAGCCGATGACATCGTTGGTCGCTCTGCTGTAAGAGACACCGCGCTACTGATGACTCTGTCTCCGGGCTCAACGCTTGAGACAACGGCATGTCTCTCTGATGGGACCGAAGCCTACTTCAAAGCGTCGCAGGACCAGAACGGTAAGGTCAGCAAGCCTGAGCACACCACCGAGGTAGACTGTGCGGGAAGCCTTCTGCTTCGCGAAGTTCGTCAGGTCATGGCATCCGGCACCGACAGTGCTCGTCGTTCTTTCTTGCAGTGGGCTGGAAGCGAACTGGATGAAACCGACATCATGGCGGAGATCCCCACTGATCTGCATGCTAAGTATCGTGACTGGGCTGAGCACATCCGGGGCTTTAATCCCGCACACACTCTGCTCAATATTAATGACTATGTATCTAAGCGGCAGAGGGATCTCGCTCGTGAAGCGAAGGGTGCCAAGTCTGTCGTCAGTGAGTTGCGCGAAGACATCGGAGATGTTCGGGCGAGTGCTATCAAGCAGACTCGGTACGAACTCGACGCTCTGCTGGATCGTTATGCCCGTGCTCAGTATCGGCCTGATCTCTTGCCCGAAGGCTGGCGTCACGTCGACGTGGCCCACGAAACCGTGGCACATACGGTCAATCAAGAACTGGATACGTGCCTTGTTTGCGGGACGGAAGTAGGTAACGAACACTTCCATCGTGTTCTCGACTACTACAGTGATGCATCCGAGAAGGTAGATCGAAGGAAGCAGCACCTTATATCCGCAGAACTGAAGGGCGAGTTCCATCAGCTTCTCGCCAAGCTTACTGAGCAGTCTCAGTCAACGGGACAGTCGACCGCCGCAAAGAATACGATGGTCAAGGCTATCGACCTTCAGACTGAAGCCGAGAACTACAAGAACTATAAGCAGCAGATCGCAGATGTTATTGGTCGATTGCTGGAGAAACTTATCCCCAACTTTTGTATGCGCGTTAACGAGTTCCTTCCCAAGGGCTGGTTCTTCGGTGTGCAGTTGAAGGACGGCGACAAGAAGGTATTCCGTGTCGGTCTTCAAGACGACAACCGACTTCGTTCTGCCTTGTCTGGTGTCGAGTGGGCTACGGTAACCGCTGCCGTAGGGATGGCGATTGGAGTCTCCCTACCCCACAACGCACCGAAGATAATCATCCCGGAGGATCGTGCGTGGGATGCGAAGACTCTATCCAACGTGATGCGAGGCTTCGATAACTTCGACGGTCAGGTCATCATCGCCAGCACCATTCGCCCCAAGGGTCGCCCGCCCAAGAACTGGACGATCATCGATATGGACCAGTGGCTGGAGGAGCAGATCGAGGGTCAGGCTGAAGAGGTAGACGCCGCCATCGAAGAGTTAACCTCCGAACCTAAGCCGACCGTTGTCGTGACTCGACCCGCAGACAAGGGACCAGAACGTCCTGTATCGTCTCAAGGTACGTCGATCCTCCAAGGTTTAGGGTTCAACAGTGAGCAGATTCTCCGCATGAGCCCCGATTCAGCCGCCGAGATTATCCGAAACGGCTGGACGATTAGTCAGGTCAGCTTCGATGCCGACGGTAGGGTTCAAGGTAGAGGCGTCTGATGCGATGCCCGATATGCGGTAAGAGAACTTCTGTAACGACGTCTCGAACCAGCGATAATCCGAGCGGCTACAAAGTCGCACGCTTAGCAAGCGAAGCTGTCTCATGGTACACACAGGACTGGGTCGTACGTATTCGGTCCTGTAATCACTGTGGTTGGAGTGGTCCGACAGTAGAACTACTGCTCGAAGACTTCGACAACGGATGGGACAGGAGCAAGGCTTACCTTGACAAGTCGGACCCTGTCTCGATAGATTGATCAAACCCATCAGACTCGCGCAGTCTGTATCCTGAGGTAGGATTTATGGGTTTAGGGTGGCGTCACCCACCTCGTTGTGGGTGGCGCGTTCCTTCCTTTCGCGCATTCTTTGATCCCCCCTAACGGTACATACATGATCCCTGGAGTCCCCCATGCCAGATACGGCGCAAGCCGAGGGAGTTTCTGAACAAGAGACTACGTCGCCATTTGAAATATTAGAAGAACTCTTAGTCGTCGTCAGAGAAGGTAACCCCACCGAACGGAATGCTGCTTGGGCGCGGGTGCAAGATCCAGATGTCATGGATTGGTTGGCTAACAACTGGCGGGAAATGAACGGTAGAATCTCAGTTCTATTGTCTACTCTTGAGACCATACCCGGTCAAGCTCGACGAGCCCGCACCTTTCGGGGTGCCGTGCGCCGACTGGTCGAGGAGAGAGATCGAAGAGGTGCAGCCGGTCAGTTCGTCGATGGTATTGTCGATGACCTCAATCGCCTTACCCCTCTGTCTCATGCGCTGGATATGGGTGGTCCTCCTGCTACGGTGGTTGACCCTATCGTCATGTCTAATCTGTTCGTTCCCCGTAACTATCAGATAGACGTGTCCGGTGTTTACCGGGTCGCGGCAGGCATTGACGGAGACATACAACGGACCAAGGTCTGTGCTGCTCCTATGTTTATCTCCGGTCGAACAGTCGATGTTCTTACCGGCGAAGCAAAGCGTCAGGTAGTATGGCGCGGTCCTGCGGGGTGGTGCTCTCGTGTCGTAGACCGGAGGACGATCCTCGACAACGGAAGGATCATGTCCCTGGCAGACCTCGAAGCTCCTGTAAGCTCGATCACCAGCGGTCAGGTTATTGGATACCTCGCCGACTTTGAGGCCGAGAACAGTCATCGATTTCCGGCCATTCAATCCTGCTCTCGCATGGGCTGGTTACCGGATGGTTCTTTCATCTTACCGGACGTGCACTACACACCCGACCAAGAGCCCACCAACTTCGCGCTGACTCCACCTCCGGGACTGGAGCAGTTAGCCAAGGGTTGGAACTCGGCGGGTACATGGAACGATTGGATCGAAGCGATACGGATGATCCAACCTTACCCGTACATGATGATTGCGATTTACGCATCGGCTGCGGCACCCCTACTGACTGTGCTCCGTCTCCCAGGATTCGTCGTTGACTTCAGCGGTGAGACTTCTGGTGGTAAGACGACGGCGCTACGCTTGTCAGCTTCTGTGTGGGGTAAGCCTGCGGATAGCTACCCCACTGCGATGTATAGCTGGGATGCTACCAAGGTATGGATCGAACGCACCACCGGCTATCTTCACAACCTACCTCTTATTCTCGACGAGACGAAGAGAGTAAGGCACCCTCGCATGATCCGCGATGTCATCTATGACTTCTGTCAGGGGCAGGGTCGGGGTCGAGGATCCGTCGATGGTACACGTAGCATGTCTTCCTGGCGTTCTATCCTCATCAGTTCTGGTGAGGGTGCAGCTACCTCGTTCAGCCAAGACGCAGGCACCAGGGCACGTGTGTTGAGCCTGAAGGGTAAGCCGCTGGGCTCCGACCCAGAGCAGGGCGGGAAGATTAGCGAAGACGTACAGATGATGCTGGCTGATAACTACGGACATCTTGGTCGTAAGGTCGCGCATTATCTTGTGTCTAATACCGAGAGCCATGATCAGATTCGACAGGTTTTCAAGGAGGCACGAGACCGGTATTCCGAAATGGCTCAGACTGCGGTGGCTCGTAGACACTCGGCTCACCTTGCCGTGCTCGAAGTCGCAGCGCAGATCGTGCATCAACTGGGCGTCCCGCACTGCGAGGAAGATCCCTTTGCGAAGCTCGTCGAGTCTGCCGCTGCTGCCGGAAAGGATGCCGACCGTCCGTTCTCTGCTATGCAGGACACGGTTAGTTGGTGCGCTGCGAACACGAATAAGTTCTGGGGCCGACACGAGCAGTCCTCCTTCGGTGTCCCCAAGATCCCCCACTCCGGTTGGGCTGGAGCTTGGGTGAACGAAGAGGGGTGGGAGTTTATCGCCGTCACTACTCTGACGCTTAGGCAAGTCCTCGATGACTTAGGTCACCATCCTGACGAGGTGATTACCCGGTGGGATGAGCGAGGCTGGTTGTATCGAGGCACGGGCCGGAATCGTACACGGGTGATCCGCATCGACGGCACAC